GTAAAATGGCAGAGTGCACTATTGAAGATGGTCAATCTCCAGCTGTAGAGGTATGCGGAGAAGAAGGGTCTGAATATATTATGGCTTTTGACCCATCTTGGTCTGAATCTGAAACATCTGATGATTTTGCTATTCAAGTAATAAAATTATTGCCCGAAAAGAAAAAAGGGGTTGTTATACATAGCTACGCATTACCTGGTACAAACCTAAAAAAACATATAACTTACTTTAAATATATATTAGATCATTTTAATATTATTATGATTGTAGGAGATTACAATGGAGGCGTTCAGTTTATAAACTCATGTAACGAAAGTGATATGTTTAAAAAAGAAAAACTAGAAATAGGAGTCTTTGATCCAAAGTTAGATAACCCCCACGATTATGAAAAAGATTTAAGGGATGCTAGAAGAAGTTATAACAAAAGCAGTAATACTATATGTATATTGAGAAAGCCAGTATCTAACTGGATTAGAAGTGCGAACGAAATGTTGCAGACAGCATTTGATAGAAAAAAATTATATTTTGCAGCTACAGCTATGGATGATAATTATTCTACGCAAAGAGCAAAAAAAATACCAATCAAAAATTTAAAATTTTCAAAATACGAAGATGAAAAAAATGTCGGCGCTAAAATGATAGAATTTATAGAACATCAAAAAGATATGATAGACTTAACAAAAGCTGAATGTGCACTTATACAGGTTACTTCGTCTACTGGAGGAACGCAGAGTTTTGATTTACCGAGTAATCTTAAAAGACAAAAAGGCGTAGATAGACCAAGAAAAGACTCTTATTCCGCTTTGGTTCTAGGCAATTGGGGAATGAACATATATTATGATATGATAGAAATACCAGAAGAGCAAAACTACGGATTCACTCCTATGTTTATTTAAAAAAAGTTTAAAAGTTACTTTTAAAAGTGTAATTAACTTTATAATAGGTTATGGCTAAAAGAAAATATAATAAAAAATCATCATACTGGAATAAGTTTCACAAACCACAAGTGGTACAAATTTCTAACGAAGAACCTTTAGAACCAGCAACAGCTGGTGAAGCGTATCATGTTTCGCAAGGGTCTTATAGTCGATCGGGCACTATTAATAATCTAAGCTCAAAGAATACTAGTACCAGAATAAATCGGTCATCTGTAGTTCCCCCAAGAAATAAATACAGTCAAATTAGAGCTGGACTTTTACCATACGAAATATCATCAGATGGCATAAATGTAAGAGAGGCTATAGAGTTGTGCCAAAAGGCTTACGCAAATGTTCCTATTTTCAGAAATACTATAGACATGATGTCTGAGTTTGCTAATGCAGAAATTTATCTTGAGGGCGGCAACGCAACATCTAGAAACTTTTTTGAAAAATTGTTTGATAAAATAAAGATTTGGGATTTGAAGGATCAATATTTTAGAGAATATTATAGAAGTGGTAATATTTTTCTTTATAGAGTCGATGGTAAGTTTAATTTAGATGATTATAAAAAATTTGCACAAAATATATCAGAAGGGCCTTCTTTAAATAAATTTCCGATCAAGTACATTGTTTTAAATCCTTTTGAAATTGTAGCCAAACGAAGCACCGTGTTTAGCACAAAAGATGGAGCTTATGCAAAAATTCTTTCCGAGTTTGACATGGAAAGATTGGCTAATCCCAAAAATGATTACGACAAAGAAGTTTTTGAAGGATTAGATCCAGAGGTTCAAAAACAAATTAAAGAGGGTGGATATTTTAAAGACGGATTAAAGATCAATCTGCAAAACGAAAAAATAGCTTATAGTTTTTATAAGAAACAAGATTACGAACCTTTTGCTATACCATTTGGATTTCCAGTTTTAGAAGATATAAACGCAAAGATGGAAATGAAAAAGATGGATCAAGCTATCATGAGAACGGTTGAAAATGTTATTCTGATGATTACTATGGGAGCAGAGCCAGATAAAGGCGGCATTAATCCGCACAATGTCAAGGCGATGCAAAAACTTTTTCAAAACGAATCTGTAGGTAGAGTATTAGTTTCAGACTATACAACAAAAGCAGATTTTGTTATCCCAGATATTAACAAGGTCGTGGGCCCAGGAAAATATGAGGTCATTAACAAAGATATTAAAGAAGGATTGCAAAATATCATTTTAAATGATGATAAATATAATGGAGCAGAAATTAAAGCCAGAGTATTCTTAGATAGACTAAAAGAAGCCCGCGAAGCATTTATACAAGACTTTTTGCAGCCAGAAATGCGCCGCATAGCTAAAGATTTAGGATTTAGACAATGTCCAACAGTTAAGTTTAAAGATATTGATTTGAGGGACGAAGTTCAATTAATGCGTGTGGCAACAAGACTTATGGAACTCGGTGTTATTACAGCAGAACAAGGAATGAACTTATTTCATACTGGAAAATTTCCAGAGGCAGAAGATTTAGAAAAAGCGCAAAGCAAGTTTGTAGATCAAAGAGAGAAAGGATACTTTAATCCACTCGTAGGTGGAGTGCCCATGATTGAAGATGATAGTCCAAGCGAGCCCACTAATAGTCAAAAAGCTCCTGGTGGAGGTTTAGCTGGAAGACCAGAAGGATCCCCAGATCAATTTTCTAGAGAAAATATACAAGCAACTATTTATGAAATCGAGGCCCTAAACTCATTGGCTAAAGAAAAAATGTTGGAAAAACTAGAAGAAAAAGCATTAAATGAAGACCAGGAAAAAATGGTTAGTAAATTATGCGAATCTATTGTATGCGCATCAGATAAAGAAAATTGGACAGAAAGTCTCATTTCTTGTGTAAATGATTTTAACGAAATAGAAAAATTAGGAGCTATGGAAAACATATTAAATGTTTCTGAAGCTCATCAATTAGAAATTTACCCATCAGCAATATTATACCACTCAAAAAATTATGAAAGAAATTAAAAATCCATTAGTAGCAAATATCAATCGTTCAGAGGACGAGATCGAAGTATCTGTCGCCAAAAAATACAGCAAGACAGAAGCTCCTGTATATAAATCATTTATGAGCATGTGTGCTATGTATGATTCATATGCTGTAGACACATCAAAAGATGACGACGAAATGACAGCAAAACATTGTGCAAGTTTATATGAGCAAGATATAAAAGGTTTATACGAAAGAGTAGAAGCAAATATTTATGCTAAAAAGCATATGCTCGCAGGACTTTCTGAAAAACAGAAAAAAAATCTCCCTATAGAACTTCAAAAGGAAATTGTTAAAAAGATGAAATCAGAAGGTAAGATTACGGAAGAAACTGATTCAAGTCTTTACAAACCAGCTGGCGCAAGTCTATTCAGCCAAAAAGCAAGGCCACTGCAAAGCAGACCAGGTTTGGTTGGCTAGTTTAAAATATTTAATGCAATACAAATATACCACAACCTTTAACTTTGAAGTTAGAGCTTGCGAAGAAATAGCTGGCATTAATTTAAGCCAAGCTAATATAGAAAATCTTCGTTCGCTTATACCTACATCTGTCGATCTAAAAAAGAACATAGATCTAATGGGTGTTGCTTTTAATGCTGCGGTTGTTAATGAATTTAATAAAAATGGAGATGGAATAAACACTGAAACAGCAATTGAGTGCATTCAACAGTTTATTCATAAACCTACAAACATAGAACACAATAAGAAAAAAATTGTAGGTCATGTTGTTAACGCTGGCTTTAGTGATTACACTGATAGTAATATTTTAATTAATGTAGACAAAGATGAAAAAGAACCATTCCATATAGCTCTGGGTGCGGTTGTTTATAAAACAGTAGATAAAGAGTTTTTTGATTTACTAGAAAAAAGCACTAATCCAGACAACAAAATGTACAACACTGTTTCTGCTAGTTGGGAAATCGGATTTAGTAATTATCAAATAGCTGTCGGTAGCAAAAATTTAAAAGACGCAAGAATCATTTCTGATCCACAACAGATCCAAGAAATGAAAAGTATGTTGAGAGCTTTTGGAGGCAAAGGCGTAACAGAAAAAGGAGAACCAATTTATAGATTAATTGTCGGAGATATATATCCGCTCGGAGTAGGATTTACATTAAAACCAGCAGCTAATGTAAAAGGTGTAATTAGTAATGATCATAAAAAAATAGAAGTCAAAGAAGAAGCGGTCTCAGACAAGAATAATAGCCATGCTACACAATTAAAAAAAATATCTACCAAAATTTCACAAAAAATAAAAAATACTGTAAACAATAATAAAATTATGGACTTAGAAACTCTACTATCAGAAATTAAAGCGTCTCTTGTTGAAAAGAAATTTTCAGAAGAGTCTATCGCTAGCATGACATCAACATTCGCTGATGCCATTAAAACTAAAGATGATGAGTACAAAGCTTCTCTTGAAGCTGCGGAACAAGAGAAGGCCGAAATCGCATCTGCGAATGAAGAGCTTCAAGCTTCTGTAGAATCTATTAAAGAAGAGCTTAAGACTGCTCAAGAACGCATCAACGAGTTTGAATCTGCAAAAGCTGCTGAAGAAGCAGTTGCTACATTTAACTCTCGCATGGAAGAAATCGATTCGATTTATGACCTAGAAGAAAGTGACAGCGCTTTCATCGCAGAAAAGATCAAAGCTCTTGATTCAAGTGAAGAAGCTTTCGCATCTTTCAAAGATGAGCTATCTGTTTTCTGGGCATCTAAGAATAAAGAAGCTAAAGCAAAACAAGAAGAAGCAATCGCCGCTCGCGTCGAAGCTGAAATTGAAAAACGCCTTAACACATCGGAAGCATCTGAAGAAGTTGTTGAAGAAGTAAGTGTGGAAGATGCTCTTGAAAATGCAGAAGCTACTGACGAATCAATCCCAAACAATAACGAAGCACAAGCTTCTTCTCAATCCTTAAGAGACAAATTTGCAGCTGCATTTAGCCGCGAAAACGTTCTTGGATAATTTAAAATTTAAAATTTAACAAAACAAATATTATGGCACTAAGACTACTCCCATTCAGACAATACGATGAGCAAGATGTTGTAAACCTCTTTGCTCTGGCAAACGCTGATGTTCTTGACTCCACTACAGGTGACGGTAAAGGCTCAAACGGCGTTTTTGTTAAGGTAGCAGACGGAAACTTCGACCAGGAGCTAATAAGCTACGGCTCTAACAGCTATCTTGGCAAAACCGACTATCCGTTTGTTGGCTCAGACATGTATCCTACCGTACAACTTGAAGTAACTGCTGCCGATTCTGGAGACGCTCCTTTGGGGTTGACACTGAATCAAACAGCAAAGGCTGACGAGAACGGTGAGAAACTACTATATAACACTACCAAAAAAGAAGAGCTACAAGCTGTTCTTCCTGGTCAAGCAGTTCCAATCGCTACAAAAGGTATTTTCACCCTAGGTGCTAATGCTATCGATGGCGGAGCAGCTTCTATCTTCACTATTGGTGGAGGTTTTGAAGTTAGCACTGCAGACGGAAAGATCAGTGGTTTATCTGACGCTCTTGACGATGCTTCACTTGGCATGGTTATTGGTACTGGCTCGCGCACCAACACTGGTGGATTAACAGATCAATTCTCTGGCGACTATGTAGTCGTTAAGTTAGGCTAAGAAAGGAATTAAACAAAAATGAAAATTACATTAAAAAATACTCCAGAACAAGTCGAGCTTATTAAAGCTATGGCATCACGCAACCGCGATGTTGCTTACGAAGCTCAAACAGCTCTTGCAGAGTTTATTGGACCAGTTTTAGCGGAAGTAATCAACCAAGCTCCTTCTTTCTCTAACCTTTTCACAACTCTTCAGTACAACGCTGATGACAATCCTTCGATTCCGTTGGATCTATACTTCGATGTTGCTGATTCAGATTATGTGCAAGTTTATAGCCAAAGTCGTGCTGGCGGTCTTCCAACTTCGGAAGTTCTTCCAACATCTTCTGAGCTCAAGATTGCTACATACACACTCGATTCAGCTGTAAGCTTCGATCGTCGTTATGCAGCTAAGAGCCGTTTAGATGTTGTCGCTAAGACAATGACTCGTGTAGCTCAAGAAATTCTTCTTAAGCAAAACAGCATTTCAGCAAACGTTGTTATGAAAGCACTTGATAGTGCATCATCTAGCGCTTCTGGAAGCTCTGTAACACACGTTGTTAAGTCTGCTGGTACTTCATTTGCACTCGCTGACCTAAATGCAATGATGACTCGTTCAAAGAGAATCATCACATCTTTTGCTGGTGGTACTCCAGACAGTGGAAGTGCAAAGGGAATGACAGACATTCTTGTCTCTCCAGAAGTTGTTGAGCAACTAAGAGCTATCGCTTATAACCCACTAAGCAGTGGCATTCCAAATGCTGATGTTATCGCTGAAGATGCATACAGAGCTGCTGGTGCCCCTCAATTCTATGGAATTAATGTTATCGAGCTTAATGAGCTTGGTAAAGGACAGAAGTTCCAAGCATTGTTCACTGGTTCATCTTATGATGGCACAAACACCATTGACCAAGCTACTGACGAATTGGTTGTTGGTATCGACCGCACACGCGATTCATTGGTTCGCCCAGTTGCTGTCGATTCTGAAAATGGCGCTGAGTTCAACCTTATCGCTGATGATCAGTACAGCATCCGTCAAAACAAGATCGGTTACTTCGGTTCTATCGAAGAAGGTCGCATCGTTGTTGATGACCGTGCACTAGTTGGTTGTGTTGTTGACGTAGCATAAGCTAAAGACAATCTAATCTAATACTTCTTGAGCCACCCTTCGGGGTGGCTCTTTTTGTTGAAAAATTTATTGTGTAATGTATTATATAAAATATGGAAAATAAAAAGGAATCAAAAACTCTTCACGATCTAAAAGAAGAGTTTATAGAATCAGACGCAAATCAAAATGTAGAAGATTTGCACATAGCTACGGCTATCGAAAATGATGA